AGGGCTCGGCAGCCCTGTCTATCTGATGAACTCCGCAATGCGCGGCGCTCTGAAGACCGCTGAAAAGGCCAGCAACACCGCTCAGTTCATCTACATGGATGACGAGGTCAACGGTTATCGCGCTGTTGTCTCAAATCAGGTCGAAAGCAACGACCTGTGGTTTGGCAACTTCTCCGACCTGATCATCGCCTACTTCTCTGGCCTTGATCTGATGGTTGACCCTTACACCGGCAGCACCTCTGGCACTGTTCGTGTGGTCGCCCTGCAGGATGTCGATGTGGCAGCACGTCACGGCGAATCCTTCTCACGCGGCAACAACACTCTCTGATAGGTACTGAGCAATGACTATTCAAAACCTCGGAACCCGTCTCACCCTGCTGTCTCTTTCAGCAAATGACGTGGTGACTGCGACCGCAAACCGTTCTGGCGTTGATCTCGTTGATTACGAAGGTGACGTCATTGCGGTCTTGGACGCAGAGGCTGGTGGTGCAGGAATCACCTATGCCGTCAAGATTCAAGACTCTGCAGACAACAGCTCATTTGCTGATGTAAGCGGTGGCCTTGCTTTCACAACCACCACTGCCAACACTGCTTTGCGCGAAACTCTGCGGATCAACACCGACGAGGTTCGCCGTTACATCCGTGCTGTAATCACCGTTGCTGGTGGCACTGGCGCTGGTGCTGTCAGTGTTGTTGCACTTGGCTCCAAGAAGTACGGCTGATGATTGACGATACCCTTGCTTATCTGAGCCTCAGCGAATTTGCTGTATTGTGTCAAATCGGCGCAGGCGCAGAGTTTAAGGGTATCCTCGACTCACCGATGGATGTGATCGCGGGTGGTGTTGCTTTGTCACGGGAGTATTTGCTAACTGCAAAAACTTCTGATGTCAGCAGCGCTGCTCGCGGCACCTCAATAACTGTTGATTCGGCTGCTTACACTGTGCGTGAGAATCGCCCTGTTGATGACGGCCTGTTTTCTGAACTGTTGTTGAGTAAGGACTGATGGCTGACACAAGGCGCGAGCTCATCCTGACTCGTATCAAAAGCAACCTTGACTCAATCTCAGGTGCAACGGTGTATCGCAGCCGCGTTGAACCGCTTGCTCGCGGTGAAGTGCCAGCTGTAATTGTGGAGCCGGTAAATGATCAGCCGACTGACACCAACTTTTTCGACAAGCTTGATTGGTCAATGCGTGTCAGGGTCACAACGCTTGTGCGTGCTGCAGTACCGGATGATTCGTCAGACACATATTCACAACAAGTTCATTCGTTGTTAATGGCAGACCAAACCGTCAACGGCTACGCCCTTGATTTGACGCCTGACCGTACTGACTTTGAACTTTACGAGGCTGATGTGCCTTTGGGAGTTATTAGTCAAGATTTTTTAGTGCGTTATCGTACAAGCAGAACAGACCTGACTTTAGGTTGATCTATGGCTAAACTTGATGGGCAAGTTCCCAATCCTGGTGCGGGTGGCACTTATCTGCTTGATCCCGAAACAGGTGAGCTAAAACTAACTCAAAGCACCACCGCCCAAGAGAACAATGGCACTGACCCGCAAGAAGTTTCTGATCGCAAAGATCGAGTCAACCTACGGGACGGACCCAAGCCCAGCGGGAGGCAGTGACGCTGTCCAGGTCACAAACCTTGAGGTAACGCCGATCGAGTCTGACAACGTTCAGGCCGCAGCATTTCAAGGCTTTATTGGTAACAGCACTCGCGGCACCTTGGTCGCTAACAAGCGCGTCAGCGTGACGTTTGATGTTGAGCTTGCTGGCTCTGGCGCGGCCGGTACCGCTCCTGCCTTTGGCCCTTTGCTTAAGTCCTGCGGGCTGTCTGAGACCATTTCTGCTGGCACTAGCGTTACCTATGCCGGTGTGAGCAGCAGCTTTAGTTCTGCAACTATCTATTGCTTTTACGACGGCACCCGTCACAAGATCACAGGCGCTCGCGGCACGGTCACCTTTAACATGGTTGCAGGTCAGTTCCCTGTTGCCAGTTTTGTGATGACTGGCATCTACAACGCGCCTGATGACACTGCACTGTCAGGATCCTTCACTGTTGCGAATCAAGCCGCAGCGCTTGAGGTGAATGACACTAACGTGACGACCGCCACTTTTCACGGCGTAACGTCTGTGCGTTTGGAAAGCCTTGATTTAGCGTTAAACAACAACACCATCTACAAAGAGACTGCCAGCTCGCAAGAAGTGCTGATTGTTGATCGTAATCCTGGTGGCACTGCCGTGATCGAAGCGCCTGCTGTTGGCACTACGGACTACTTTGCGAAGGCCGTTGGCGTCGCTACCGGCAACACCAGCATCGTTGTTGGAGCTTCTGCTGGCAACATCATGACCTTCACAATGGCGCAGACTGACATTACTAGCGTCGGCTATGGTGATACTAACGGTGTTGTTTCCCTTTCAATGCCGTATCTGGCGTTGCCCAGCACCAGTGGTAACGACGAGTTCTCTCTGGCTTTCACCTAACCATGGCGTTCGTACTTAAAAAGGTCGCTTCTTATAAGTGGCCTATCAGCGTTGATGTACCCGTTGATGGCGGCAAGTTCAAAAAGGAAACTTTCACTGCTGTCTTCAAAAAGATCTCACGTTCAGGCTTCAACGAATTAGTTGAGTCTGGCGATGATGCTTTGATTGATCAAATCATTGAAGGGTGGGAAGGCATCAAGGATGAAGATGGCAACGAGCTTGAATTTAGTGATGAAGCAAAGTCAGCGTTGTTCGATGATCCTTACGTCTTGCGTGCGGTGATTACTGCATACACTGACAGCATTACAGGGTCACCAGCAAAAAACTAGAAGACGCTGCTCGTCACTGGGCATCGGGCGGCGTCACTGATGAACGCGAGGCTGACTTGCGTGCGCTTGGGATGTCAGAAGAAAAGATTGCGGAGCTTGCCTTAGAGCGGGTTCAGCATGATTGCGAAGTGTGGGAAGAAAACTGGGATATTGTGGCGATGTTTTTGCGTATGCAAACGCAGTGGCGAATAGGATTTGGCGGACCCACAGGGTTAGACTATGCACCGCTGGATTGGCTTTGTAGACTGTATGCAGTACAAGACCCTGCTGCTTTGTTTGAAGGTTTGCAGGTAATGGAAGCAGCGGCACTGACCACTTTCAACAAGAAGAAAAGCTAATGGCTAACGTCACTACTGAACTCAAGGTTGTCGTCAGGTCTATTGGCAAAGGTGAGATTGATAAGCTAACTGCGTCTTTGACAAAGCTTGGTCAAAAGGCAGTAAAGCCTGTAAGCAATGAGTTAAAAAATAGTGTTTCTGAGTTAAAAAAATTATCAAGCCAAAGCACTAAAACTACAAATAACGTCAGAGGATTTAGCACCGCCTTTAAGGAGCTTGCAAATAGTCTTGAGTTCGGATCAAAAGAGTTTAAAGAAGCTACTGCAGAAGCAAAAAAACTTGACGCGCAGCTTCAAAAAATGGAAGGCCGTCAAAGGTCGCGCTCTGGAGGTGGCGCAGTCAGGGCGGCTGGTGGTGTTGCCGCAACAGCTCTTGGGGCTAGCGTTTTTGGTGGTGTTGAAGGTTTTGTCGGCGCTTTAGGTGGCGGCATTTTGGGAGGAGTGCCTGGCGCTGCAGCTGGCGCTGTACTTGGAGCAACTGTTGGCAACTTAAGGCAACAAGCTGGTCAAATTGCTGAGATTGTCGCTCAATATAACAGTATGCAAATTGCTTTAGCTGGTGTAAGCGAGTCGCAAGAAGATTACAACAAAAGCCTGCAATCTGTTACTCAATTTTCTAAAGATTTTCTTATTCCCATAGATGATGCTATAAGCCAGTACACAAGGCTTAAAGCAAGCGTTGTTGGTGCAGGAGGAAGCACCGAAGACACCGACAAAGCCTTCAGAGGGATGGCCGCAGCTATTTTGGCGACTGGTGGTAACGTCAACGATTTTAATTCAGCTTTAGTGGCAACAGCACAAGTCTTTTCAAAAGGCAAAGTGTCGGCCGAGGAACTGCGTCAGCAAATTGGCGAGAGATTGCCAGGTGCCTTTACTATTTTTGCTGATTCTATGGGAATTAGTACGCAAGAGCTGGATGAAATGCTTGAAAGAGGTGAAGTGCGTTTGTCTAGCTTTGGTGATTTTACTCAAGATTTATTTGAAAGATATGGCAAAACATCTGCAGTGCTAGGTTCTGCGCCTGAAAAGGCTGGGCAAAGACTGCAGGTTGCGCTAACTTTTGCAGCACTTAAATTTGGTAGTTTTTTCCAAAAGGTCGGTGCAGGCTTTCAAGACTATCTTACTGATTTGGTTAATTTTGCTATAGATAACGAAAAAGCGTTAAAACTTACAGCTGCTAAGTTTTTGGCATTTGGTGAGCAAATTGTTAACACTATAAAAACTGCCGCCAAAAACATGGCTGGCGCATTAAAACCGTTTTTTGATTTTGCTGGACGAGCGCTTTCTGCGATGTTAAGTCGTTTTCAACAAGCTCAGCGGGAAATCGCTGTCAGAGGAATGGGCGTAGATCCTAGAACAATTGGGAGGCAAGTTTTAGAAGGATATAAAGTTGAGCAGGGCATAGGCGGCCCTGGCAATATGTTTTTAAGCATGAAGGACAGGGAAGAAGTAAGAAGGCGATACGTTGAGGCCCTAGGAACATTTTTAGGTGAAACAACATTTCAGCAATTGACTGACAAGTATCTTGATATGTTTGAAGGCTTCACGCCCGATAAGTTTGGCAGTGGGCTGCGTGATACCTCGACTGGCCTTGACGGTGGTGCCGATGGCGGTGGTGCCGCTGCTGTTGAAAAGACTCGCGCTGATATTTCACCGCAAGTATATGAAATTAGCTTGAAAATTATTGCTGCACGCAAGGAAGAAAACGAATTACGCTTGGCTGGATTAGAGGCTGACCTAGCAAGGCAAAAGTTGGCTGAGTCTGACCTGCAGGCACGTGAGAGTGAAATCCAGCTTTTAAATATAAACCTAGCAGAGCAGGAGAATGTTGTAAAAATCTTAGAGGATCGTGCAAACATGCAAGTTGAGTACATTGACCGTGAAGATGAAACGGCAGACGCTGTAGCCTTTACGGAAAAAGCTTTATCTGCTGCTGGCAAACAGATTGCGAAGAATCTAAATGCTCAGAAAGAATTTAATAAAGAAATGACTGAGACAGAAAAGTTGACAGAAAGTATAAAGCAATCAATTGAATCAAATGTTGCAGGTGCAATTGAGGCCGCCATATTTGAAGCGCAGTCGCTGAACGAATCTCTGAGCAATATCTTGCGTCAGGTTGCAAGCCTACTGATTCAATTTGGCACCAAGTCATTGTTCAACGCATTGCCTTTCGCTAACGGTGGCGTTTTCGCGCAAAACGGTGTTGTGCCTTTTGCTCGTGGCGGTGTCGTCAGCAAACCTACGCTGTTTCCGTTTGCCAATGGTGTTGGCCTGATGGGTGAGGCTGGCCCTGAGGCGATTATGCCGTTGCGTCGTGGTCCTAGCGGTCGTCTCGGAGTTGAGGCTTCTGGTGGTGTTGGTAACGTGGTTGTAAACGTCGATGCTTCAGGTTCTGCTGTGCAAGGTGATCAACCCAATGCAAAGGCTCTTGGCTCTGCCATTGGCGCAGCTGTGCAAGCCGAGATAATCAAACAAAAGCGACCTGGAGGGCTTCTTAGCTGATGACTACTTTTCCTAATATCACGCCTGATTTTGGAGCAAGCAAAAAGTCTTCTCCTAAGGTTCGCAGTGTTGAATTTGGCTCTGGTTACTCTCAAAGGGCTGTGTTTGGCATAAATCAAGACCCTAAGGAATGGAGTTTGCGTTGGAGTTATTTGACTTCTACTGATGCTGATACCATCGAGGATTTTTTAGAAGCAAGAGCTGGTGTTGAGGCTTTTAATTGGTCGCCTATAGATGAAAGCTCAACATATAAATGGATTTGTAAGTCATGGTCTAAGGAAATGCCATTTGCAAACGCATTTAACATTAATGCTGTTTTTATTGAGGTATTTGAGCCATGACAGACAACATTCCGCAGTACGTTGAAGACCTTCGTAGTGAAGCGCCGGCGTATTTTGAAGAACTGCAAAAGCTGGAGCCTAGTGCAGTCATTGATCTATTTGAGATACGCCTGACTAAGGCTGTCAATAACGTTGATGAAACCCTGCGTTATCACGCTGGGACAAATGAATTAACAGCGCCGATTGAGTTTAACGGTAACACTTATGTTGCTGCACCAGTTGAAGTATCTGGATTTGAGTCGTCAGCAAAGGGAACTATTGCTCGACCGACACTGAAGGTCGCTAATGCCAATGGTGCAATTAGCTCCTTGATTGTTCAGCAAAATTACAATCCCTTAAAGGCAGAGGTAGTGCGTATTAGGACGTTTAAAAAGTTTTTAGATGCTGCAAACTTTAGTGGTGGCAATGCTACGGCTGATCCTGATGCCAAGACCGAAGAAATTTGGTATATCGACCGTGTAAGCAGCGAGAATCTCCAGTTTGTTGAGTTTGAGCTGACAGCAAAACTTGACATGGCAAATCTTGAGTTGCCACGCCGTAAGGTGACTGAATTTTGCCCTTGGCAATATCGTGGCAACCGTTGCACTTATGATGGCAATAGGTACTACAGGGTTGACGACGTTGAGATCAGCAAGCAAGAAATGGAAGGATTGGCCGCAATCAACGGTTTGACGTTCGACGAAGCAGTAAACAAATTTGACAATTGCGGCAAGCGTGTTTCTAGCTGTCGTCTACGTTTTCCTGATAATGAAGGTGATAACAACATTGCGTTGCCGTTTGGAGGGTTCCTTGGAGCAAGAGTGCAGGCTTAGGGCTGAGGCTCACGCTTGCGAACAGTTCCCAAAAGAGGCTTGCGGCCTAATTGTGTCTGGAGCGTATTTTCCTTGTGTTAACATTGCTGACAAGCCTGAGCTTGATTTTGTTCTAAATCCTGTTGATTACTTGAAGGCTATGCAGGCTGGAAAAATTGAAGCGGTTGTGCATTCACATCCAAAGGGTGGTGGTTTTAGTGATTTTGATCTCAAAAGCTGCAGGCAGACTAAGTTGAGGTGGTATGTGTTTTCCGTTCCAAACAGCACATGGGAAACTATCAAGCCTTGATAGGCAAAAAGTTTGTTTACGGAGAGCAGGACTGCTTCTCACTGGTGCGACAGTTCTACGCCATGCGCGGGATTCACTTGCCTGACTACAAAAGGCCCATTGACTTGCATACGTCAGATAGCATTTTTTTGGATCAAGCTGTCGCCTATGGGTTTAAGTCGGTCTCGCTTGAGGATCGTCGGCTTGGTGATGTGTTGATCATGAGGCTTGGAACGCGGACGCCAATGCACGCTGCGATCTATATACCTGACGACAAGATCTTGCATCAAAGGCATGGCAGCCTAAGTGCATTAGAGCTGTTCGGGCGATACTATAGGTCGAGGGTCGCCGCCGTTTATCGCTATGCAACTGGTGATGCTTGCGGGTGAGCTAGGCGAGAAGTACGGCACCCATCACGAGTATTACAACCTAAGAACTCCAGCAGATGCGATCAAACTGCTGTGCGTCAACTTCCCGCAGCTGCAGCGTGATTTGATGATTGCGCATCATAACGGAGTTGGATACAAGCTGATCCAAGCTGGTGCGGCGATGGGTTATGACGAGCTGCACCTACCGTTTGGCAGCAAGCCAATGGTTTTGGTGCCCGTGATTGCAGGTAGTGGCGGAACCTCGACGACGCAGATTTTGATTGGTGTTGGCTTGGTTGCTGCATCGTTCTTGCTGCCTGGTGCTGGTTTGTTTGGTTTTCAAGGCGCAATTACTGGTGGTGTTTTCGGTGCTGGTCAAGCAATGACTGGCGGTGTTGCAGGACTTTTGACAAGCCTAGGCACTGCAACTAGCGCGATTGGCGCAAGCTTAATTCTTGGCGGTGTTGCCAATATGATTTCGCCGCAACCAGAAATGCCAAGGCTGTCGCAACGTCGCATGGAGACGACGAACTTTAACGGCCCTGGAGCGCAAGGCATCACACGCGGCAGTGACGGTGTGCAGTCGTATGCTTACCGAGGTGCAACTAATACTGTTGGAGCGGGCGTGACGATCCCTGTTGTTTATGGCAGGGCACTTGTCGGCGGTCACTTGCTTAGCT